ATGATTTATGTGGCGCCGCCGATAGTGGAGGCGATAGTCCAGTTCGTGTTCGCAGAGCCCCTGCCGGCTGCGAAAATGCGGAAGGCTGTCGGGCGCCTCAAGAGATTCTATCCAGCAACTACCGATCTTTTGAACGTCCAAGCCAAAATCAACGTCCTGAGCCGAAGTGCTGAATTCGAGGACTCGCCCCAATCCAAGCTCGCGTCGGATGACCAAGCCGACGCCTTCATAATTGAGCCTGGCATGTGTCTCTGGACGAGGCTGGCTCCTTATCAAGGCTGGGACGAATTTATCGCGCGGGTTAAGCGGGATTACGAAGCGCTGCTGGATGTTTTTGGCCGGCGCAAGCTGGTCCGCATGGGCGTGAGATATATCAACAGGTTCGATATTCCGGCCGAGGTAGACGGCAGGATCCAATATGAGAGCTACCTTGCGGTGAACATCCGCGTACCCCAAATATATCCTGCGGTTCTGAATTACGGCTGGCGGTTCGAGCACGAAATCGTGGCCAAAGATCTTTTGCTGATTTTGCAGTCTGCCACGGCCGAGCAAGTGCTTCCGAACACTGGCGCCTTCTTGCTTGATATCGATGTCATCGCGGGCGGCACACTTCCGATAAAGCTTGACGAAATTTTCGCCAAGCTTGAAGAGATGCGCGACGTGAAAAACCAAGCATTCGAAACGTCCATTACGGACAAGGCTAGGGAGGCTTTCGGCAAGTGAGACCTGAGTTTCACGAGTTTGCAAGCAACGCGTTGCAGCGCCGTGTGAAGCTGGGTTCGTCAAGCTCGGCCGGATCAGGATTGTCAGCTGGCGATATCTTGCGTTCGGGCCTCATTGACGACCGCCATACATTTCGTGGTGGCACCCCGGCTTCTCCGCCGTCGCTACAGGAGCGGGTGTTCAAGGCCCTGGCTGACGCCAAGGTATGGACGGCGCAGGTGGCGATGCACATGAATCTCGCCACTCGCGACCGCTATTTTCGGCAGCTTGATCTTCTCCATGACTGCGACGAGTGGTTTGGTGCGGATCTGCCGCTCAATCTAGAAAGCTACAAGACGTTCATTCGCTTCATGCTGACTGTTGATGGTTCCTCCAAACCCTCGCTAGCGCTGTCGGCATCGGGTAACCTGCTAGGTATCTGGCTGGCGGGCCGCGATCGCCTGACGATCGAATTCCGGCCCGGCGATAGCGTGGAGTGGGTCATCAGCCGCCAGGAAGGCGACGCTACCGAGCGGGCGGCAGGCACGACTTCGAGCGCGCGATTGATGGCGAACATCCAGGGTTTCAAGCCTGAAACGTGGTTCAAGCTTGGCTAGGCGACCGAAGCGAAATGTTGCCGACGACCATAGTCTGATGCGGTATGTGCCCTTTGGTCGGCAGGTGCGAGACCCCGATACCGGCGAGTTCATTGGGATCACCAACAAGGCTTTCGAGATCCGGGCTGCTGACAAGGGCCACCTCTCGCTGACTTGGGTTGAATATTACGGCGACAAGTCAGCTGAGACATTGGGCATCGCGGCCTCCGCGTTTCGAGACAGCCTCGATGACAAAAAGCTAGCTACGAAAGCGTATTTCGCGATCGGTCAGGCGGGCTTGACGCGTGAGACGGCGAACGCGCATGGCAAGGCGATTAGGATCGTCCACGCCCCGGACGGCCCCAACGAGGGCCATGTTGAACTTCGCCGGTTCTCGGATGATGATGTAAAGCTTCTCGAAGCGCTCGCGCTCGATGTCTATTCGGAGCATGTTGCGGTCAAGGATCTCAAGCTCATTTAATCGACCTATAGGACGCGCCTGATCCGCTCGCTCAACGCCACCACAACGGCGGCGTCGTCAACATAAGTCCGGCGGATGCGTTCGACGCTTTCGGGCGACCAGGCGCATATCCGGGCGATCTCGTCGTTCGACAGTCCGGCGCGGCAGAGATGGGTGGCGAAGGTGCCCCGGCAGTCGTGGAGGTGCTTGCGCTTCTCGGGCGCGTCCAACGCAGGAATGGCGGGTTGAACGATGTTCGCTTCCTTCGCGATCGCGATCACGGCCTCGGTCAGGCTGGCCGGCTGCCAGGGCGTGCCGCGCTTCGTCACCAGCACCGTGTTCACGCCTTCCTTGCGCGGCCGGTTGCGCAGCTCGGCCAGAAGCTCGGTCAGCGCCGGGATCACCGGGACGACGGCGCGGCGGCGGCGGCCCCGGCTCTTCTTCAGGGCGGTGCGGACGATCGAAGTCTCGCTGACTTCATCCCAGGTCAACGCGGCAAGATCGGCGCGGCGGAAGGCGGTCAGGCAGGCAAGGCGGATCGCGTCCATGGCGCTTTCGCGTTTGAGTTTCTTCGCGGCGGCCTCGGCCCGCGCCAGATCGTCCTCGGTCCAGATGATCTCGGCGCGATCGGCCGCGCGGTAGATGGCGGGCACGTCGGCGGCGACGTTGAGCTTCACGCGGGCGCGGAGCTTGCCGAACTTCAGCAACTCGGCCAGAACGTTGACGCCCTGATCGGCCGCGCGTGGCGTGGCGGCGCGGCTGTCGCGCCATGCGACGACCTTGGCGACCATGCGGAAATCGTTCCAGAGCGCGATCGGCAGCTTGCCCCATTTGGCCTCGATCAGATCCAGCTCGCCGCCCCAGAGATCGCGGGTGGACTTGGCGAGAGCCTTCCATTCGGGGCTGGCCTGCCAATCGCGGATCATCGCGTAAAGCAGATCGGGCGGGGCCGCGTTCTGCTTGGTCTGGGCGGCGGCGATCTTCGCGATGGCGGCGACGTCGAGCTTCGGCTTGTTCGGCCCATCGGCCTTGAGGATGCAGGGACCGCCGCGCCAGGCATAGACATACCAGCGGATCGGTTTGCCGGGCTTGGCGATGCGGACGAAGTGGACGCCCTCAACGTCGCTCATATCTTCCCTTCGGCTTCGAGCTGGTCGAACAGCGATTGCGGGCCGGTGGTGGGCTGCGGCACGGCGCGCGCCTCGATCACGCGAATCGTGCCGTCTAGGGTGACTTCGATCCCGGCAACGTCAAGGCCGAGATCGCGCGCCGCCTGGACGACATGGCGGATCGCCACCTTACCCGGATAGGCGCGCCGGCCTTTGATGGGCGTTTCGACGTTCATAGGACGCCTGTCCCGCGATCGCCAACGCGGTCGTTATGTGCTCGGATGGCTCGGGCCTTACTCCCGGCTCCGGGTCCGAGATAGTCGCAGTCGAGGCATTCGACATGACGCCATCCGTGATCATAGGTCATCACGACGATGTCGCCGCCGTCTGGGCAGCGCGGGCACGGCTTGGGGCGCGGCGCCGTCATAGCGGCAGATCGTAATGCTTGGCGTAGCGGCGCAGATAGTCGACCATCGACAGGCGGCCGGCGGCCTTGTCCTCGGCCGCCCATTTGGCGATCAGGCGCTGGGTGACGGCACGGGCCGTCTTGCCGATCTCGCGCGCCTCGGGCGGGCCGGCGGTGCCGCTGCGCGTCATCCGGTCGACCATGGCATAGGGCTGCAGCTGGCGGCCGCGAATGCGCTGGCGCGTCTGGAAGGCGTCCCGGTGCTTCGTTGAGCAAAACAGCTTTCCGGGCTGCGCACCGGTCAGGGGGGCGAGGCATTCGGCGCATAGGTGAGCGGTGCCCATGGGCGCCGCCTGTGCGCTGTGCGCTGTTTTAGCCGGGGTGTGGACCATGGCCCCTTACGACTCTCCGCGGAGCACAGAAGTGGCCCAATCGAAGACAGTCGGCCGAGCTTCGTCGAGCGAGGCGAAGCCGGGAAACATGGCGTCGGCTTCGCCCCAATCGCCGCCGTCCATGAAGGCGTGAACCCGGCCATCAGGATCGTGATGGATGATCAGGTTGATGCCGCCGACGAGCCACTCCTCCTCGGGGCAGCCGCACTCTTCGCTCGGCCGCGTCGCCTGGAACCGGATGTGCGGAAGCATCAGGCTGCCGCCTTCCCTCTATCCGCGTCGGCGCGCAGCTGCAGCTGCAGGGCGTCGTAGCGCAGATTGAGGATCATGCTGAGCGCGTAGGCGCTCGGGTGATCATAGCGGGCGTGCCACCAGCGCATGGCGGCGAGCTGATCGCGTTCGTGCTGGCGGTGGCGATCGTCGGGCGCTTTCAGGATCCGGCGATCGGCGATGTCGATCGCGCGGTCGAGATCGGCGAGCGCCTCTCCCCTGGTCAGCCTGAGCAGGCCGGGCTTCGGACGCAGATGGACGTCGGTCGCGCAGCGCCAGATCTCGGCGATCGCGCGGGCGACGAAGATACGATGATCGGCGTCGGCCTGGGTCATCGCCTTGGCTTCGATCTTCGCCGGGTAGATCGCGGCGCGCTCGGACGCGATGTGCTCGGCCAAGACGGCGAAGTCGGGCTGGAAGCCGGCGATGGTGAGATCGGCGGTCATTCGCTGACGGCCTTGGCGATGGCCGCCTCGACGGTCGCGATGGCTTCTTCTAGCCGTTTAGCCTCCGATTCAAATTCTGGATCAATCGTCTCGCGACGCGGCTCCAGTGTTTGCTTGTCCAGCAGACATTCGCTCTCGAGAAGCCCGCGAAGCTCACGCTCTATGGCCGCCAGTCCGATCTTGGTGGCATCCAGCAAATCTGGCGCGGCGGCGATCAGGCGGGCGTTGGCTTTGATCCATTCGAAATCGCCATCCTTCGCCGGCGTTGCCAGGAAACAGACGCGCCATTCGCCTTCGCGCGCGTCGTGGATGACGAGGCTGTCACCATCGCCATAAGGGACGATCCGCCACGGCCCCGCCGTGTGCTTCGCGCTCATGCCGCCGCCTCCCCCATTTGGATGCGGGCGCGGTGGGCGTCGCGGGTCAGGGCGAGAGCGTTCGTCGATCGGGACGCCAGCACCGCGTCATCGACGCGGGGATGATCGAGGTGATCGACGAGCATCTGCCGGGCCATGGTGGCGGCGCCACCCCGGCCCGCGCGTTCGAAGACGCGGGCCGCGACAGCGAGGCTCTGGACGATCGCCTTTCGGCGGAGCGCCCGGAGCTGATCCGGGGCGCTCACCGGGTCACCCGGATGGCGGGGAGCAGGTGGCGGGGGAAGCAGAGCTGATAATCGGTGTTGCCGATCGGAGCGCCGAACGGGCGGCGTTCGATCAGGCGGGTTTCGGGCTGGCGATCGTCATGGGCGCGCAGGCGGCCGGACAGTTCGTCGATGCCGAGGACATATTCGGCCGGGCTGCGATTGGCCTCGCACCAGCCAACATAGTCGGCGTGGAGGGTCCGGATCGGCGTCCAGCCCGTGACGAGGCGCGCGGGTTCGGTGCGCTGGCGCAGCCAATCCTTGAAGGTGAAGTTCAGATGGGCGGGGAGTTCGGGGGCCGGGACGGGCGCTGCCTTGGCGGGCTTGCGCTTCGTCTGGCGGAGAGATGGGCTGTGCATTCGTGCCTCCGTCGATTGTGACGAGGCAGGAAATACGATTATCGTATCTTCGGCGTCAACTGAAAAGATACGATAATCGTATTTAGCGCGAATCGGTTGATTTATGTTCTCTCAATGTTCCATCTAAGCGCGTCGCGAATCGGAGACGTAGGGGATGATGACAGCGGTTCGATCCTATCGAGTCACGTGTTTCGGCAGGCCTCGCGGCCCGTGGCGGGAAACGAAGGAAGAGGCGCGGCGCGATGCGATCGATCTGGGCCTGGGAAGCTATGATGAATATGGCCAGTGGTTCGACACAGTGCCCGGCCGGATCGTCTATGCCTGGGGTGTCGAAGACGAAGAGGCAGCATAATCAACTGAAGCGGGAATACGCCGCTATTACCCGGCCGACGATCTGGAACTGGCCGTCCGCGATCATGATTTCTCGATGGCGGGGGTTCGTCGAGCACGGGACTAGTCGAGCGGGGTCCGGCTTGAATTGCTTGAATGTTGTTTCGCCTTCGGCGTTGATGACAACATATAGCCGATCGGCGAAAAACTGCCGATCATCGGGATCAAAGATGATCTCGCTGCCATCGGCTGCAAAGCGATCCATCGAATCGCCCTCCACCCGAAGGCCAACCGCGTTCGGGGGCGTGTCTTCCGGAACGGTCATTGATCCAAGCGGCTGCTGGATCGCTTCGCGCCAATTGCCACCCGGCACCTTACCCACGACGGGGATGCGCCGAACTGGCTTGCTGTCAGCCGGCAAAGCTGGCTCATCGTCGGCGAGTATGGCGCGGATGATATCCATCTCGTGCGCCTTGATGGTGCGTTGCCCGCTCAACATCAGGCTTACTTTGTTCGGATTATCGAAGCCTAGGGCGTTGGCGATCGTGCGCTGTTTGACGCCCTTCTCTTTCATGCGGGCTTTGATTTGATCCGGGGTTTCGAGGCGCATTCGACCATCAACTAGCGCCATACGATTATCGCAATCACGAATATCGTATTTTTCCGGTTGACGAAAAGTACGATCTTCGTATTTTTGCGGACCATGCACGACGCAAGCTGTCATTTGATCGACGCCCTGGGGGGCACCAGCGAGGTCGCAAAGCTCATCCGCACGCCCATGACCACGGTTCACAGCTGGCGCAAAACCGGCATCCCCGAGCCGCGCCTGGATCATATCAGACTTGCCGCTGAAGCGCGGGGCAAAGGCGACGAGCTGGCGGCAGCTATCGCCGTAATCGAGGAGGAACCCGCACTGCCTTTCGAACAGCAGGCCGCGCCATGACCGAGGCGGGGGGCATCACCATCGGTGGACTGATCTTCGCGGTTGGCGTGATCGGCTTCGGCGCGACCCGAGCGCTCGGCAGCGCGATCGCGGCCGAGATCGAGATTTTCGTTGGCCGGATGGCGGCATGGGATCGCCATGCCGACGATCAGGGTGCCGCAGTGGATGATCTTTGCGCGCATGGCTTGCACCTCCCTTGTCCCCTGTCCCCCGGACAGTCTGCGTGCTTGGTTGAGTCCGAAACGATCGCGGTGAACAGCGGCAAAGCGCCGGTCCTTGCCGGACTCAGGCCGTCGATAGTGATCATCGACGAGTGGGCAGAGAAATGCTGACCCCCGAGAAGCAGGGCGCCAAGCTGGCGACGCGGGCGCTGGTGCGGGCGGTGGGTGGGCAGGAGGCCTGCCCCGGCTTCGCGCGCTATACGCGGCACCAGAGCTATTCGGAATTCGCGTCGATCGAGCAGGTGGACAAGTTCATGCCGCTCGATGTCATCATCGATCTGGAAGCGGTGACGCATGGCACGCCGGCGCACCCGGCGGTGACCAGCTATCTGTGCGAGCTGGCCGGCGGCGTTTTCGTCCGCAAGCCGGATCCGCGCGACCAGGGCGGGGATCTGCACACACGGCTTGCCGCCCTGGCGAAGGAGCATGGCGAGCTGATGGCGGCGCTGCTGCCCAGGTTGCAGGGCGGGCTCACCGCCGGTGAGGTGCGCGAGGCGCAGCTGGTGCGCGAGGGGCGCGACATGATCGCCTCGGCGATCGAGCTGGTGACGCTGATCGAAGCGATCGAGGCGGGCGAATGACGCCCTTCCATATCCCGGCCGAGCTGATCGAGCGCCAAGCGACGGCGATCGACGTGATCCTGTTCGTGCGCGACGAGCGCGGTTGCCCCGGTGGGGCGATCAGCATTGCGCAGGCAAAGCTGGCCGAATGGCTGCTCAGCGATCCGGACGCCCTGCCGCCGCTGTTGAGCGGGAATGGGATCGATATCGGCCATGTGCTGAGCGGCACGCCCTCAACGATCGGCCGGGAGGATGCGGAGTTCATCGGCCTGATCACCGGCGGGTGGATCGGCTGGACCGACTGGTTTTCCTTTCATATCGCGCCCGCGTCCGAGCCCCCTGAACGCGCGGGTGCGAAGGGCGGCGGTGCTGAGGAGGTGACGAGCCTCGCACTGCCGCCCGTTCCCTTCTGGCAAGGCCGCCTGGGCGAGACGCCATCAGGGCCGCTGTTCCGGACGATCCGGTTGTTCGGCCGGCTGACGATGATCGCGGGCATGGGCCTGTCGATCACGCTCGACGACAGCCAGCTGGCGGCACTGCACGCCGCGACGGGTGAGGCGCTGGCGCGTCGCAGCGTACGGCCGGGCGGAATCATTCTCAAACGGGAGGGCGAGGCATGATGGCATTGCAGATCGAAGGGCCGGCGATGATGCCGGCGGCGAATGACGATCCGGCGGCGATCGGGCTTCCGATTGAGCTGGGCGGGCGGGTGCGCGGGCCGATGCAGACCTCGACATCGTCACTCCGCGGCAACGGGGCGTGCATGCTGGCCGAGGCGGTGGAGGCGTGGGTGCGGCTCGCGCCGGCCGGGGCCGAGCTGGTCTATGCGCATGGCTATCTGCCGCAATGGGCGAAGGCCCCGGCGCGGCTGCGGCATCTGGCGACGTTGGGGCTCGTGGCGCTGACGCAGGATCATAAGGCGAAGGATTATATCGCGCAGCGGACGGCCGCCCCCTGGCCCGCCGTGTTGCCGCAGCCGCACCGGATCGCGCGCATCGTCCAGCATATGGACCCGCACGCGGCGGAGCTGTTCGACATGCTCGACGCCTGGGCGGAGAAGGGTGTGCCTTGCCGAGGCAATGTCGAGATCGCGGAGGCGCTGGGCCTGAGTTCGGCCAAGCAGGTGAGCTATCTGTTTCGGATCCTGGTGAAGGAGGGGCTGATCCTCAACCGGCCGGCGCGATATCCGACGCAGCGCGTGATCACGATCGTGCGCACAGGGAAGAGCACGGGGGCGCGGAACGCATCATGAAAAACAAGCTTAGCGACCTGAACAACCATCTGTTCGCGCAGCTGGAGCGGCTCGGCGAAGAGAACCTTACCGCCGAGCAGATCGAGCAGGAGAGCCAGCGCACCGAGGCGATCGTCTCCGTCGCCGAGCAGATCGTGCGCAATGCCGATCTCCAGCTGAAAGCCGCGACCATCATCGCAAACCATGGCGATCGGTTCATCCCGATGCTGCCGGCGCTGGGCAAATCCGAATGAAGGGCGTCTGGATTCCGTATAGCGTCGAGCAGTTGGCATGGATCGACGCCAACGCGACCTTGTCGATCCGCGACCTGCACCGCGAATTTTGCGGGCGCTTCGATCGAACCGATGTATCGGCCGCGAATCTCAACTCGCTCCGAAAGCGACGCGGCCTGAAGACGGGCCGCACCGGCCGCTTTGAGAAGGGCCAGACCCCGAGCAACAAAGGCAAACCGTGCGAGCCCGGAAAGGGCGGCCGGCATCCGAACGCCCGCAGGACGCATTTCGTGAAGGGCGAGCGGCGAGGCGTTGCCGCCCGTCTTTACAAGCCGATCGGTACCGAGCGGCTGAGCAAGGATGGCTATCGCGAGCGCAAGATCCATGACGGCATGCCGCTGCAGTCGCGATGGCGCGCGGTTCATCTGATCGAATGGGAGATCCTGAACGGTCCGCTCCCGAAGGGCCACGCGCTCAAGTGCCTCGATGGCGATCGCAGCAATGTAGATCCCTCGAACTGGGAGGCGGTTCCCCGCGCGCTGCTGCCGCGGCTGGCGGGCGGAAATGGCCATCGCAACGTGGTGGCGTTCGATGAGGCGGCGCCGGAACTGAGGCCGACGATCTTGGCGCTTGCCAGGCTCGAGCATGCCGCGCGCGCGGCCAAATCGGGAGACGCGGCATGAACGATCCAGTCAAGATCGAGCGCGAGGCTTGCGCGGCCCTCGCGGAGAGCTGGTCGACTCGGTTCGAAAGGCTGCTCGAAGCCGGCGGCAACGACGTGATCGACGAGCGCGCGGCGCGGCAGCTGCGGCGGTATTTCTCCGCGTTCGCCGCCGAGATCCGCGCCGAGATGCATTTGCCGGATCCGGGGAAAGGCGAAGCCGATGGGCAATCATAAGGCGGACTATGTTCGGGATCAGGCGCGGCGGAACACGACGTTTGATCATCACTGCCATTGGACCGGCTGCGACAAGAAGGTGCCCCCGGCGATGTGGGGTTGCCGCAAGCATTGGTACATGCTGCCGGCGGAGATCCGCGCGAAGGTGTGGCGGGCGTATCGGCCAGGGCAGGAAGTCACCAAGGATCCGAGCGGCGAGTATCTGACCGTTGCTCGCGAGGTGCGCGAGTGGATCGCCGCGAATCATCCGCAGCAGCAGGGCTTGGGCCTGACGGGCGGCGGTCATGGCTGACAACACACCCATCGAATGGACCGACGCGACCTGGAATCCGATCACCGGCTGCTCGGTCCATAGCGCCGGCTGTACGAACTGCTATGCGATGCGGCTCGCGGGGACGCGGCTGAAGGATCATCCATCGCGCGTCGGCCTGACCGCCGACAGCAAAGCGGGGCCGGTCTGGACCGGCGAGGTGCGGTTCAACGAAGAATGGCTGACCGAGCCGCTGCGCTGGCGCCGGCCGCGCCGGATCTTTCCCGTCGCGCATGGCGATCTCTTTCATGAGGCGGTGCCTGACGAATGGATCGACCAGGTGTTCGCGGTGATGGCGCTGTGCCCGCAGCATATATTTCAGGTGCTGACGAAGCGCGCGGAGCGGATGCGCCAGTACATGGAGTCGATCGACAATGGCGATGGCGAGCGTCTTGAAGGTCTCCGCTCGGCGCTGATCGAGGGGATGGCGCAGAGTATCCATTACGAGCGCACCGGCGACGACACCGTGGACGAATGGCTGGCCGTGCATCTGCCGCTTCCGAATGTCTGGCTCGGCGTCTCGGTCGAGGATCAGCGCGCGGCCGACGAGCGGATACCGCAGCTGCTGGCGACGCCGGCGGCGAAGCGGTGGATATCGGCGGAGCCGTTGCTGGGGCCGATCGATCTCGGCCAACTGCAGGAGGGCTTGCCGGCCAATGCCTGGCTGACCTGGCTCGATGCTCTCGATTGGGTCGTTGCCGGTGGCGAGAATGGCCCTCGGCCGATGCACCCCGATTGGGCGCGGAGCCTGCGCGATCAGTGCGCGTCTGCCGGCGTGCCGTTCCTGTTCAAGCAATGGGGCTCTTACGCTCCGCTGAAGTCCGCGCCGGAAGGCACGATGTTTCGCGGTACGAAGAAGATCACCGGGCGCCTGCTCGATGGCGTGTTGCATGACGGGTTTCCGGCATGACGCGGGTGCCGAACTCCACCGCCGTGATGGCGAGGCGGGCGCCGGAGCTGGTGGAGGCCGACGATGCGCAGGCCGCGCTTTACCGGCAGCTCGATTATTTCCCGACGCCGCCCTGGGCGGCGCGGGCGGGTGCGGAGCTGATCCGAAGGCTGGATCCAGATGCGCGCACCGTGTGGGAGCCGGCCTGCGGCGCGGGGCAAATGGCGGCGTCGTTTCGCGATTATTTCGAGAGTGTGCTGGCGAGCGATGTGCATTCGCACGGCTATGGCTATCTGATCGACTTCCTAGATCCCGCTATCCCGATCGATCCCCCCGACTGGATCGTGACGAATCCGCCATTCCGCACGGCGCCGGACTTCATCCGGCTCGGCCTTCAGCGGGCGCGCCGCGGGGTGGCGATGCTGTTGCGGCTGTCGTTCCTCGAAGGCGCAGGGCGCCATGAGCTGCTGCACGGCGCGGAGCCGCTGACGGTGCTGGCGCCGTTCAGCGAGCGCGTGCCGATGGTGCTGGGGCGATGGGACCCGGAAGCGAGCAGCGCGACCGCCTATGCGTGGTTCCTATGGATGAAGGGCGCCGAGCCCCGGCCGATCATGCCGATCGTGCCGGGCACGCGCGATCGTCTGTGGATGCCGGACGACGCCGCCAATTTTGGATCCAAGAGTGATGCGCCGCTGCTCGCGGCGATGGGGGGCTAATGGCAAGCGTCAACAAGGTGATTTTGGTCGGCAATCTCGGCCGGGATCCGGAGACCCGGTCCTTCCAGTCGGGCGGCAAGGTGGTGAACCTGCGCGTCGCTACGTCGGAATCATGGAAGGACCGGCAATCGGGCGAGCGGCGCGACCGGACCGAATGGCATAGCGTCTCGATCCTCAATGACGGGCTGGCCGGTGTCGCCGAACGCTATTTGCGCAAGGGCAGCAAGGTCTATCTCGAAGGCCAGCTGCAGACGCGCAAGTGGCAGGATCAGCAGGGCCAGGACCGCTATTCGACCGAAGTCGTGCTGAAGGGCTACGGCGCGGTGCTGGTGCTGCTCGATCGGAACGACGGCGCCTCGGGCGGCGGCGGTGGCGGTGGTGGCGATCGCGGCGGATCCGCCGGCGGGGGCTGGGGTGATCCCGGATCGGGGTCCGGGACAGGCCAGGGCGGCGGCGGAGGATCCTTCGCCGGCGACGAGCTGGACGACGACGTTCCCTTCTGAGGCGATCCTCCCGAACGTCCCGATCCTCCCGCCTGAAAGTTTCCGATGGCCGCCGCCTCCCTCCCCTCGCCGCTCGGTCAAGCGGCGCTCCAATATGCACGCCGGGGCTGGCGCGTCTTCCCATGCCGGGAGGGTGACGAGACATTCGTCAACGGCAAGGGCGAGTCAGTGCTGCTGAAGGCCAAGGCGCCCTATTCGGGCAACGGCGTGAAGGATGCGACGACCGATGAGGCCGTCATTCGGGGCTGGTGGAAGCGCTGGCCGAACGCGATGATCGGCCTGGCGATGGGCGATCACGGCCTGTTCGCGCTCGATTTCGATCCACGCCACGACGCCGAAACCGGCGAGGAATTCACGCTCGAATCCTTGAAGGCGGAGCTGGAGGCGATCGCCGGATGCGAGCTGCCGACATCGCTGGCGGCGCGGACGCCGTCGGGGGGCGTCCATGTCTATCTGCTGCAGCCGGCCGATGCCGGCGAGCGGTTGCGCAACCGGGTGGGCACGAAGAAGAATAATCTGCCACAGCATGTCGATGTGCGCGCGGCCGGCGGCTATGTGATCGTTCCGCCGAGCCGGTGCGTGAACGGTGAGCATAGCGGGGCGGCTGTGGGAAGCTATCGCTGGCTGCGCGGCAAGCATGACGCGCCGGTGAGCGAGGCGCCGGCCGAAGTGGTGGAGCTGTGCCGGACGCGATCGCGAGCGGCGACGTCGGAAGGTCCCGCGAGCGAGTCGACCAACTCGGACGCGCCGTCGCGGCCGGCGCCGGCCCGGCCGGCCGACGTCGACGATCAGCTGTTTGAGGAGCTGCGCAAATATGCGATGCGCGGTCTAGACGGCGAGTGCCAGGCGGTGCGCAATGCGCGGAGCGGGGCGCGGAACGCCCAACTCAACGAAAGCGCGCTGAAGATCGCCGCGCTGGTCGCGGCCGGCGTGCTCGACGAGATGATCGCGCGATCGTCGATCGAGGCGGCCGCGCGCGCCAATCCCGGCCGCGACGATCCGAGTCAGATCGCCGCGACGATCGCGAGCGGCTGGTCAGCCGGGCTCAACAGCCCTCGTGATCTCGGAGAGATCACGGCATCAATCCGAGACCGCCTTTCCCGCCCACGCTCCCGCGGCAGCGGCTCCCCCAGCCCACGTACCGGCGCCGATCCCGGATCCTCCCACGCTCCCGCCGCCCGCGAAGCCCCGCACCCCGCCAATGACGCCAATGGCGAGCCATCCTCCCACGGGGGAGGGAAAGGCGATGGTGATCAAGAACGGGGTGCGGGGGGCGAGGTCGACCGCGAATGTGCGTTCCTGCCGCAGACCGATCTGGGCAATCTGGAGCGGTTTCTGAAGCGGCATGGCCGCGACTTCATCTATGTCGAGGCGTGGGGTTGGCTGGCGTGGGACGAGCGCCGTTGGGGTCGCGAAATGGCGATGGCGAAGCTCGGCCGCGCCATACAGGACACGATGCGCGCGATTCAGGATGAGGCGAAGCTGATCCGCGAAAGCGGCGTCATGCCCGACATCATGGAGATGTGGGACGACGAGCAGAAAGCCGAGCATCGGCGCGAGCACGCCGGCAAGCTCGACAAGGTGCTGAGCGTGAAGCGCGGCGTCGTCACGCTCTTGTCGGACTCGATCGCCAAATGGGGTCGGACGTCGGAAGGCGCCGGCCATATCAAATGCATCGCCGCGATGGCTGAGGCTCGGCTTTCGCGCAGCGTGATTGAATTCGACGTCGATCCGCTGCGGGTGTGCGTCGCCAACGGGACGCTCGTCTTCGCCCGCCCCCAGGACGGCGGGAAGGCCAGCGTGACGCGCGATCCGCATCGGCGCGAGGATCTGATCACGAAGATGGCGACGGCGGACTATGATCCGAAGGCCGCCTGCCCGACCTATGACGGCTTCCTCGAGACGGTGCAGCCCGAGGCCGATATGCGCGATTTTCTCGACGTGTGGGCCGGTTACAACATGCTCGGGGACGCATCGGCGCAGAAGATGGCGATCTTCTATGGCGAGGGCGCCAACGGCAAGGGTGTGTGGATCAATACGAAGCGCGCGATCCTGGGCGATTATGCTTGGGCCGCGTCGATCGACAGCTTCACCGGGGGCGATCGCCGTCGTGGCGGGGCCGATGCCACGCCGGATCTGGCCGCGCTCGCCGGGCGACGGATGGTGACCGCCAACGAAGCGCAGGAAGGATCGAAGTTCGACGATGCGCTGGTGAAGGAGTTGACCAGCGACGAGCCGAAGGGCGGCGTGCGCGAGCTGCTGAAGCCGCCATTCGAGCTGCAGATCACCTTCAAGAACACGATCATCTGCAACAACACGCCGCGCATCGGCACTGACCACGGCATAAGGCGGCGGATCCAGATCGTCCCTTGGCCCATCATCATCCCCGATGAAGAGCAGGATTTGCTGCTCAAAGCCAAGCTGCTGAAGGAGGCCGGCGGGATCCTCAACCGGATGGTGCGCGGTGCTCTCGCCTATCTCGACGGCGGTCTGCCGGTGCCCAACGCGATCCGCGAAGCGACCGACAAGTATCTCGACGAGAACGACATTCTCGGCCGCTTCCTCAATCTGTGCGTGGAGCGGTCGGAAGGGTCGACCGTGGGCGCGATGGCGCTGCACGAGCTGTTTGCCGCGTGGCAGACCTGGGCGCAGCTGCTGCCCGCCACTGGGAAGCCCTGGTCGCCGAAATATCTGGCCCAGCAGATGGAGAAGCGGCGGTTCCACAAACGCAAGTCCAGCTCGATGGTGTGGGATGAGATCGCCACGCTCTACGAGCCCCGCGATTTCACCGACGCCGATGGCAAGCCGGTGACCCGCGATCTGCCCGAACCACGCCGTGCTTCGCCCGCCTCCGCACCCCTGCCCGAGGACAATGGAGGCCTAGACGATTGGCCGCTCTAAGCTCCCACGCTCCCCCGCGCGGGAGGATGCCCTATCCGGTTAAAGCCCGGTTTTCCGGGCTCGCGGGAGCTTGTGGGAGTTTGGGAGCCATTTTGTCGGTTGTTCACGTAATGCGGGCGCGGGCGCGCACCCGAGCCGACCCGCATATTCGCTCCCATCGTCCCTGTGTCTATCTAAGCTACTGGTATTTCTTTCCTTAATCCTCCCAACAAAGCTCCCAACTTCAAACAGGATATTCCCATGCACCCTGACCCTGAACATGCCAGCACCGGGGCCGCGCCGGACGAGGCTTTCTGGACGTTCGAGATGGCGGAGGATCGGCTGGTAGCGGCGATGGGTGTGCTGCTGCGCTCGGGCGATCGCGAGCGGACATGGCTGCGGGTCGAGAGCATGTCGCTGTGGCGGCAGGTGCGACCCGAGGCCGTGGATGCGGACGGCGACGATCGGGCCATGGTGACCTGCGCGCTGACGCGCGCCGAGGTGATGGACGCCGATGAGGCGATGGGCTGGGTGGCATCGGCCGTGGCATCGGGCGATACGCGGCGGGTGCTCGGCCTCGGGCTCGTGCAGCTGGCGCGCGGCGATCGGGCGCGGATCGATTGGCCTGCGGTGCATCGGCGGATGGGCGGGAAGGCTTGCGGCTTCACGACCGAGGGCCTGCGGAAGCGCTATTCGCGTGCCATCACGGACGTTTGCCGAATGCTAAACGCGCGGAATTCCTTGGCTTCCAGCGCGTCAAGCGAACAAACAGGCCGGGCATGAAATTTTGCATGTCCGTTTCTCCACCTTTTTGGGCTTATAGATTGCTACGCTTGGGCGAGCCTATTGCCGGTGCCTCGAACGGGGTCACGGCATAGCTTCTCTAGGCATCCTCTCTGAACCGACACTACCGCGCCCCGCTTGGCCCCGTGCCTGCGGGGCGCGGTGCTTTTTGGGGTGCCATGCCGAAACGGCCAGCCACCTTCCGGCCGCGTGCGGCAGGATCGAAGCGCGATGTCGATCGACGGAGAGGGACAGCGCAGGAGCGCGGATATGATGCGCGTTGGGCGGCCGCCTCGGCGGCGCATCGGCGCGAGCACCCGCTCTGCGAATATTGCGCGATGGCCGGGCGCGTGGCGGCGGCCGCGCTGGTCGATCATCTCTACCCGCATCGGCAATATGCCGGCGTGTTCTGGGTGCAGGCGTGGTGGGTGTCGTCGTGCGGCCCCTGCCATAGCGGGTTCAAGCAGGCGATCGAGCGACAGGGCCGGCAGGCCCTCGACCGCCTCGCCGCCCGCCTCGGCCGCCCGCCGATGGAGGGGGGGCGGGTCGAAAGTCCATAGCCCCGCCGCCGTGGACCGGTCCGCAGCACCGAGTTTTTCGGCGCGGAATTGGCGGGAAAGTTTTTTTAAGGAGGTACATATGCGCGGACGAAAGCCCGCCGCACCTGGCCTCCAAGAGGCCATGGGCAATCCGGGCCGGCGCAAGTCGGCGGTGGCGAAGCGGATGGAAGAGGCCGAGCGCGTCGCGGCGCTGCTCGCGCAGGCACCGGCCAGCGGCGATCCGCTCGCGGCGCCGCCGATCATCGACGGGTCGGCGCCGGCCGTCGCGGTGTGGCGAGATCTCGCGCCGCGGCTGCGATCGACGCATCGGCTGCAGCCGCAGCATCGTCCGATGTTCGCTCTGTTCTGCGTTTACTTCGCCGAGTGGGTGCTCGCCAAAGAGGACGTCCTGAAGAACGGCCATACGCAGCGGGTCAAGACGGTGGCGGGCGGCATGATGGAGCGCATCCGCCCGATCGTGGCGATCCGCGACCGCGCGTTCGACATGGTGCTGAAGTTGAGCGAGCGGTTTGGTCTGACGCCCTCTGACGAATATTCGCTGTTCCGCGATCAGGCAGTCGCGGCCGCGCAGAACCCCGGCCTATTCGATCGCGGCGACAGTCAGGCGCCGCGCCCGGATGCCGCCGAGGCCGCCGCACCGGCTGAAGAGGAAGGTGAAATCGGCTTGATCGGATCGCTGGCCGCTATGGATTCGGTGCCGCCTGCCCGAATGAACTGACATGGCCGCCCGGCCGGAATGGATCGAGAGCGACGCGCCCGAATGGCTGACGGCGGTCAACGATAACGAGATCTACAATTGGGCGCGGAGCGCCTGGCAGTCGGCATCGGCCGAGCCGGGCGCATGGTTCGATCACGCAAAGGCCGATCGAGTCGTCGAGCTTTGGCCGAAGATCTTCCGGCTGACCGAGGATCGGTTCGCCGGCAAGGTATTCCGGCTGACGCGCTGGCAGGAAATCACCGTCCGGCTGCTGGTCGGATGGAAAATCCCGGTCGAGGTGCTCGACCCGGAAACGCACGAAACGCAGTGGCTGCATGTCCGGCTGTTCCGCCGGATGATGCTGTGGGTGCCGCGCAAGAACGGGAAGTCGGAATTCCTCGCCGCGCTCGCCCTGCTGTTCTGGGCGCTCGAAGGCGTCGTCGGCGGGCAGGGCTTCGTGTTCGCCCGCGACGAGAAACAGGCATTCATGGTTTTCAACAAGATGAAGGCCATGCTGGCGCTGGAGCCGCGCCTGGCGCGCGATGTCCAGGCGCATAAAAAGTCGATCTACCTGAAGCCCTGCGCTGCGCTGTTCGAGCTGCTGACCGGGGCCGAGGTAGGTAAGCACGGCAAATCGCCGACCGTGATCGTCGGCGACGAGATGCACGAATGGCGCAGCCGCACGGTCGAGACGACCTTGCGGCAGGGCACCGGCGCCCGGCTTCAGCCGATCGAGCTGTACGCCTCGACCGCCGGCTTGAAGACGAACGCCACGGGCGTCGAACTGTGGGAGGAGAGCCTCGCGATCCTCGAAGGTCGGACGCCCGATCCGACGACGCTGGTGGTGTTGTTCGCCGCCAACGACAATGACGATTGGGAAGACGAGGCCGTCTGGGGGAAGGCCAATCCCTCGCTCGGCCTGTCGCCGACGATCGCCTTCCTCCGCCGCGAGGCGGCGATGGCAAAGGACAATCCGAGAGCCGAAGCACATTTCCGCTGCTACCATCTGAACCAGTGGATCGACGCCACGGTCAGATGGCTACCGATCAAGCGCTGGGACGCCTGCGCGGACGATAAGCAGGGCTGGAAGGCCGAGGCGGCGAAATATGCGGGCCGGCCGGCATGGGGCGCGATCGACGTATCGTCGACCCGCGATGTCACGGCGCTGGTCTGGGTTTTCCCGCCGACCGCCGAGGATCCGCAATGGCGGATGCTGTGCCGGTTCTGGGTGCCCGAAGATACGCTCGCCGAGCGGGTGAAGAACGATCGCGTCGCCTATGACAAATGGGTCAAGGCGGGCGCGATGGAGACGACGCCCGGCGATTTCGTCGACCAGAATTTTGTCATGCGCGCGGTGCTCGAAGGCTTCGAAACCTTCGATGTGCAGCAGGTGGCTTACGATCCCTGGAATGCGGGCAAGCTGGTCGCGGATCTGCAGGCCGAGGGTGTCGAGCCCGAGCAGCTGCTCGCGATGCGGCAGGGTATCGCCACACTGGGCGAGCCAACGAAACAGTTCGAGCGTCTCGTGTTCGCGGGCGTGCTCGATCACGGCGGTCATCCGGTGTTGCGCTGGATGGCCGGCAACGCCGTCGTTCGGTTCGACGAGAATTTGAATTTCATGGTCGCGAAAAAGCGATCCGCCGAGAAGGTCGACGGCATCGCCGCGGCCGTGATGGCGGTCGGTGCTGCGCTTGGCAACGAAGAGGACGATGCGGTGGGCCTCACGAAGAGCATGGCGGCATGACGTTGCTCTCGGGGCTCGCGGACCGTCTGAGCGGCATCATCAGGCTGGGCACGCGAACGAGCGTGGACGCCGAACCGGCGAGCGGGAACAGCTCGGGCGAGTATGTCGACGACGGCGTCGCACTGTCGCTCTCGGCCGTGTGGGCGTGTGTCAACCTGCTCGCCGGGACCACGGCGACGCTGCCGTTGATGGTGTACCGGCCGAAGGGCAGCGGCCGCGAGCCGGCGCGCGATCATCCGCTTTACCGGATCCTGCACGACGATCCGAACGCCGATCAGACCGATGTCGATTTCTGGGAATATGGCGCCACGGCGCTAGAGCTGCGCGGCGACTCCTTCGCCGAGAAGATCTGGGGCGCATCCGGCCAGTTGGTCGCACTCGAGCCGATCGCGCCGACGATCATGTCGACGCGAATTCGCGATGACGGCGACATAGGCTATCGCTGGACGCTGGACGGCCGGTCGCACGACAAGACGAGCAAGGATGTCCTGCATATCCGCGGCTTCGGCGGTGGGAAGCTGGGCGGCCTGTCGACGCTGTCCTTCGCCGCCGAGACGTTCGGCCTCAGCCGTGCGCAGAACCGAACGATCGGAAACCTCAACCGGAATTCGATCCGGCCGAGCGGCGTGTATCAGACGCCGACGAAGCTGAATGCCGAGCAGCGAAAGGAAATCGAAGACAGCCTGATGAAGCGGATGGCCGGCGTTGCGAACGCAGGGCGGCCGCTCGTGCTGGGTCATGACCTGAAATGGCAGGCCCTGACGATCAATCCGGTCGACGTCGAGCTGCTCGCCTCGCGCGGCTTCTCGGTCGAGGAGATCTGCCGGTTCTTCGGCGTGCCGCCCTTCATGATCGGGCATAACGAGAAGAACAGCGGCTATCCGACCAGCCTGGAATCGCAGCTGCTGCTGTTCGAGAAATTCACGCTCCGCCGCCGGCTGAACCGGATCGAGAAGGCACTGCGCAAGCAGCTGCTGACCGCCGAGGACATCGCCAAGGGCATCACGATCGAATTCAACATGGAGGGATTGCTCCGCGCCGACAGCGACACCCGCTCCAAATTCTACACGTCGGCTCTGCAGAATGGCTGGATGACCATCAACGAGGTGCGCGCCAAGGAAAATATGGCGCCGGTCGAGGGTGGTGATGTGCCCCGGATGCAGATGCAGAACATTCCGATCACCATGTCGCCGGACGGCAAGCTGCAGGCGAGCCCGGCCTCTTCGCCCAAGTGAGGAAACGCCCATGACGTTTCAGACCAAGATCAGCGGCGTGCCGCTGGATATGAAGGCTGTCGGCGATGACGGCACGATCGAGGGCTATGGCTCGATCTTCGGCAATGTCGACAGCTACGGCGAGATCGTCATGCCCGGCGCCTTCTCGCAATCGCTCGTCGATGCGAAGCGGGCCGGCAAGAAGATCAAGATGCTCTGGCAGCACGACAGCGGCAAGCCGATCGGCGTTTGGGAGGATCTCGCCGAGGATGCCAAGGGCCTCTACGTCAAGGGCCGGCTGCTGAAGGATGTTTCGCCGCTGGCGGCCGAGGCCTACGGCCTGCTGAAGGAAGAAGCGCTGGACGGCCTGTCGATCGGCTATCGCACGCAGGACGCCGATCCGCATCCGACGAAGCCCGGCATCATCCAGCTCAAGAAGCTGCTGCTGCGCGAAGTGTCGATCGTCACCTTCGCCGCCAACGATCGCGCCCGTGTCGAGAGCGTGAAACAGATATTGGCGGCCGGCAATCTGCCGACCGTCCGCGAATTTGAGGAGTTCCTGCGGGATGCAGGCGGCTTCTCGAAAAGCCTTGCCGTGGCGATCGCCGCCAAGGCGACGCCGCATCTTCGGGGGGAGCCCGAGGCGAAGGCGGATGACGCGCTGACGCGGTTTCTCGCCGCGATGCAGGCGTGACCCTTTATCCCCCAGAGGAGATTGAAAATGTCCGAGACCAAGACGGCTGAGCAGATGGCCGAGGATCTTCGTAAGTCGATCGACGCCAAGCATGACGAGATCATGAAAAAAGCCGACGCTGCCCTGCAGGAAGCTAAGACGGCGGGCGGGCTCAGTGCCGAAACGAAGAAGTCGGTCGACGAGTTGCTGACGGGCGTGAATACGCTGCGCGAGCAGCTCGCCCAGGTCGAGCAGAAGATGGCGCGGAAGCCCGGTGAGGAGGAGGACCAGGTCAAGAGCTACGGTGGCCAGCTGGTCGATTCCGATCGGTTCAAGGCCTATCGTGAGGGCGGTGCAAATGGTTCGTTTCGGATCGAGCTGAAGGACTCCAATCGGGTCAAGGCGATCACGGCGGCCGATGCCGCCGCCTGGAGCATGCGCGATCCGACCGTCACGTCGCTGCCGCGTCGCGATATGACGATCCGCGACCTGCTCACCGTCGTTCCGACGTCGAGCGGTTCGATTGATTATGTCAAACAAACCACCCGGACGAATAACGCGGCGGTCGTCGCCGAAGGCGCTCAGAAGCCGACCAGCGTGTATGTCTGGACCATGGTCAACGCGCCGGTGCGCGTGATCGCGCACCTTGCCAAGCTCACCCGGCAGGCGATCGATGACGTCGTACAGCTGAAAGGCGAGGTCGATAGCGAAATGCGCTATGGCTTGGCGCTGGCGGAAGAGGGCGAATTGCTGAGCGGCGATGGCACCGGTCAGCATCTGACCGGCCTCAATACCAATGCCACCGCCTATGCCGCCCCGATCGTCATTGAAGGCGTCAACAAGATCGACATCATCCGGCTCGCGCTGTTGCAGGCCGAGCTGGCGCTCTATCCGACCGATGGCGTCGTTTTGAACCCGGCCGACTGGGCCGAGATCGAAATGTCGAAGACGGGCGAGGGTGCATATATCTTCGCGAACCCGCTGGCGCTGGCAGGCCCGCGTCTGTGGGGTAAGCCGGTGGTGCCGACCGTGGCGCAGACGATCAAGAAGTTCACCGTTGGCGGCTTCAAGCTGCAGACGCTGTACGATCGCATGGCGCCGGAAGTCGTGATCGCGTCGGAGAACGCCGACGACTTCGAAAAGAACCTCTACACGATGCGCTGCGAAGAACGCGTCGCCCTTGCGATCAAGAAGCCGGGCGCATTGATCTATGGCGACTTCGACACGGCGCTTGCCGCCTAACCGGAATCACCATCGGCATGACAGGAGGGGCGGGCTTCGGCTCGCCCCTTTTCCATAGGAGGCGCCCGCAGCGCCTTCTTTGCAAGAGGAGCACCCCGACATGGCCGAACTGAAGAAATTCAAGGTCGCTCGCGAACATCAGGGCGACAAGATCACCGATGACGGCAGCGTCGTTCATCGCTTTGCGGAGGGCGACACGCGCCTTGCCGATCCGGTGATCGTGAAGACGCTCGTGGATTCGGGCGTCCTGATCGATCCGGATGCTCCGAAGGCGGGCGAGTTGCGGAGCGATGGGCCGACGATCGCCGAGTTCGTCGGGGCCGGCTACCTCGCCAAGAACTACCCGCCCAAGGGCTATGCCTCGCGCAGCACGAAGAAAGAGATCGCCGCGGCGATCGCCGAGCAGGACCTCGCCGCGAAAGGTGCCGGCGGCGCCCAGACTGGCAAGTCCGAGGGCGACTCGACCGAAACGAAGGTTGAGCCCGGCGTAGAGACCAAAGCCGAGCCCGCCTCGCCTCCGCCTCCGCCGCCTCCCGCTCGGAGATCCCGCGCGGCGAACAAGGCTTCTCCCGCAGCCCAGACCAAGGCCGAATAGGCCGCCCCAGGCGCCGAGCGCCGCAGCATGGAGACGACGATGAAGCGTTATAAAGTGACGGTTACGACCGCTGCCGATGGCACGGTCACTGCCTACAGCCCGCGCATTTCGGGCAAGATCCACCAGATCGAATATGTGAAGACCGACTATGCGAATGGTGTCGACTTCACGATCACGGGCGAGGCGACCGGCGTAAACCTCTGGACGGAAAGCGACGTCAATGCGTCGGCGATCCGGGCGCCACGACAGCCAACGCATTCGCAGGTTGGCGCGGCGTTGCTCTACGCCGCCGGCGGCACGGCGCAGACCGTCCCGGTGGCGCTGGCGAACGACAGGGTCAAGATCGTGCTCGCGCAAGGCGGCAACGCCAAGACGGGCGCCTTCCACATTCTGGTCGATTGAGCGCGGTAGATGCGCGTCATCGTCATTGAAGCTCCCGCGCCTGTCGTGACGTGGGAGGATGCTGACGCGCATCTGGAGCTGAGCGGGGATGTAAGCCAGCAGGTGAAGGTCGAAGGCTATATCGCCGCTGCGTGCGAGCATCTCGATGGGCCAGAGGCGGAAGCTGAGCTTGGTCGTGCTTTGGGCCTCCAGACGCTCGAAGCGCGCTTCGATATGTGGGAAATCGGATGCGGGCTGAAGCTGCCATGCCCGCCCGTCGTCGATCTCGTGCGGGTCTCCTATCTCGACGTCAATCGGCAGGAAATCACCGTCGATCCCAGCGACTATGAGCTGATCGACAGAACGGTCTATCCCATCGCGGCTTCGTGGCCTTGGGAAGGCGGATATTGGGGCCGCGAGGCGGTGCGGGTGCGCTATCGCGCGGGCTATGTGAAGGATCCGGACGCCGATCCGATCGTCTCGACGCTGCCGGCGCCCATCCGCGCAGCGATCCTGCTGATGCTCGGCGATCTCTACGCGAATCGCGAAACGGTGGCCGTTGGCGTGTCGGCGACGCCGATTGCGATGTCGACGACGGTCGAGGCGCTGCTCGGCCCCTACCGGATCTTCAGCTGATGCGCGCTGGCACGCTCGATCGCACGATCACCTTCCAGCGCCCGTCAGCCGGGCAGGAGGGCAAGTTCGGAACGACCGCCGGCCCATGGGTTGATGTCGCGACGGTCAGGGCGAACGTGCAGGACATGCTGCCGAGCCGGGCCGAGCGGATCTCCGACCAGATCGTGATCGCCAGTCGGCCGGCGCGGGTGCGGATCCGGTATCGCACCGGCCTCGATAGCTCGATGCGGATCCTGCACGGCGATCGGATCATGCAGATCATCGCCGGGCCTGCCGAGATCGGCCGGCGCGAGGCGCTGGAATTCATCGCACAGGATTATTCGACTGCCGGCGGGGCCGGCTGATGCTGACCGTGAGGGAGAATTGATATGGCCGACCTTGTCATCACTGCTGCGAACGTCCTGTCGAGCGAGGGCGGCAGCACGCGCAACGCCACCGCCGGCGAAGCGCTGACGGCCGGGAAGGTCGTCTATTCCGACCCTGACACCAGCAAGTATAAGCTCGCCGACTGTGACAGTGCCACGGCCGCCGCGCGCCTGCCCGATGGCATCGCGCTCAATGCCGCGGGCGTGGATCAGCCGGTTCGCGTGCATCGCAAGGGTCCGATCGTGATCGGCGCGGCACTGACGCCGGGGCTAGCCTATTATCTCAGCCCTACCGCTGGCGGGATATGCCCGATCGCCGACGTCCAAGCCGGCGACTATCCGGTTTTCCTCGGCTTCGCGATCTCGGCGACGGTGCTCGATCTCGACATCAAGGCAGCCGGCGTCGCCCTGTAATCCTCAACCGAAAACGGAGATAGATGATGGATCCGAAGGGTATGAAGGCGCCCGCGAAGGCCGGCGCCGCGGCGGCCGAGGGCGTAGCGGCGGTGGCGATCGCCGACTATATCGATCGCGAGACCAAGGTTTTCGTCGCCAAGGGCGCAGAGCTGACGCTGACGCCGGAGCGGTTCGGCGAGCTGAAAGCCAAACGCAAGGTGGACGCCGCCTGATGTCGATCGGGTTGAAAGGCGGCCCGGAGCTGGCCGCCTTCCTCCAAGCGCTGCCCGACAAGTTGCAGCGCAATGTCGTGCGCGGCGCGATGCGGGCGGCGGCCCGCGTTGTCCAGATCGAGGCACGGTTGAACGTGCCGATCGATACCGGGCTGACGAAGAAGGCGATCGTCATCCGCACGTCGTCGCGCAAGGGCGTGGTCAAGGCGACGCTGCGGGTGCGCGGCAACCGCGCCTATATCGCCAATTTCATCGAGTACGGGACCGCCGCGCATCCGATCAAGGTCAAGTTCGCGAAGCGCCGGAAGCGCTGGACAGCGAAGGATCAGGACACGCCACGCCAATCGTTGCTGATCGACGGCCGCTTCGTCGGCAAAGCCGTATTCCATCCCGGCACGCCCGCGCGGCCGTTCTTTCGTCCCGCGCTCGACAGCAAGTCGCGCGAGGCCGTCGCCGCGGCCGCCACCTACGTCCGGTCGCGCCTGACGAAAGAGGGCTTGGCGGCCCCCGATTTCGGCGTCGCCGACGATGTTGACGAATGAGCGGCGTCGCGGTCATCCGCGAGCTGCTGCTCGCCTCGGCCGACTATCTCGCCGTCGTCTCGGCCGCTGACACGCGGGCCGGCGTGCTGCCGATCAACACGCCCGTGCCTGCCGTAGGGTTGATGTCGATCAGCATCGTCCCGCTCAACTTCCTCACGCCGAGCAGCAAGCGGCGGTTTACCGAGCGTGTGCAGGTCACCGCGCTGGCCGACGACTATGCGCAAAAGGAAGAGATACTGTCGTTGGCGCGCCGGATCTGCGCCGATCGGCTCGGCGACTTCGCGGATGTCACCGAGGTCAGTGTGCTGCTCGACAGCGCCGGCCCCGACTTCACCTCCGATGACGGCTCGATCGTCATGCAAAGCCAAGATTTCAGCGTCGGCTACAACGTAGCGACGTAGTTCCAAGGTCGGCCCCGCACGGCATGTCCGCCCGCGCCCGCGGGCTTCATCACAAAGGAAAACGCCATGACGTTCCGCACTTCCGCGGGCACGAAGCTGTACGTGTCCGCTATCGCTCCCGGCGCATTCACGGGCGTCGCTTTCGCCGCGCTGGATTGGGCGCTGGTTGGTTTGGTCGAAAATCTGGGCAGCTTCGGCGCGCAATTCGATCTTGTGACGTTCACGCCGCTGGCTGAGCGCGTCGTCCAGAAAAAGAAGGGCTCGGTCAACTACGGCCAGATCTCGCCGTCGATCGCGATCGACGATGAGGATGACGGGCAGGCGATTTGCGAGCCCGGTGCCGAGAGCGACAATGATTATTATTTCAAGATCGAGCTGCAGAGCGGCACGGTCTATTACATCACCGGCCAGATCATGCAGTGGATGATCAACATCGGCGCCACCAACGACGTCACCAAGGTGACGATGCCGATCGAAATCACGCGCAAGCCGGTGAAGGTCGCAGCAGCCTAATCCCGTTCCGGTCACGACCGGAAAACCGTCGCCCGTCCCGCTCGCGGGGGCGGGGCGGGCGGCATCCCCGCATCCCCCGCACAGGAAGACACATGCTGAACCTCAAGACTCGGGGCGTATCCCCGATCGCCTATTTCAATGTGCTCGGCGCCAATGGCGAGCCGCAGCTCGGCGAAGACGGCCGGCCCTGCCGGATCCGCTATCACAGCCCGGCGAGCCGGGAATATGCGGAGGCGCAGGCGATTGCGCAGAACGCCGTCGTCGACATGCTGAAGACGGACGGCAGCACATCGCAGAGCGCCGACGAGAAGCTGGAGCGTCAAGCCGAGTTCCTGGCGGCGATCACGATCGAGTTCGAAAACTGGTGCTACATCGTCGATGGCGAGGAAGCCCCGCGACCCGGCAAGGAACAGTTCCTGGCGGCGTTCCGCGATCGCAGCATCGGCTATGTCCCCGAGAAATTCCAGGCGCATGCCGCGAAGTGGGGAAACGCCTCAAAGCCCTCGCCGACGAGCTGAGCCTCTACGTCAAGCACCTCGCCTGGCTCCATGCGGTGCCGAGGATCGAGGGCGACGACAGCGACGAGCCGGGTCTCTCCCGGCTCGACCAGCTGACGAAGGAAGGAAAGCCGGTCAAACTGCCCCCCGTGACGCTGCCGGGGGTGGCGGAAACGATGTTTCGGATCGGCCCCTATGAAGCGGGCGCGATGGGTGCCGGGCCGCTGAGTTGGGCGGCTATCGTCAACTGGCAGCTCGGCACGGGCATCCAGCTGTCGAGCTGGGAATTCGAGGTCATCCATAGCCTTTCCGAAGCCTATTTCGGGATGGGCAAAGCGGCCGAAAAGATCGATTGCAAGCCGCCCTGGGGGGATGCTTCAGCGATCGAAATGCAGGTCGGCGCGGTGCTTGATCATCTGGTCGGGCTGGGCGAGGATTGAGCCCCTAAAGCGCGGAGGGGCGGATGCGGTATATCGCGGCGATGTTGTTGCTCGTTTTGGCGTCTTGCAAGCCGGCATGGCAGAAGGAAGCAGAGCAGGCGGCCAGCCATAACCTTAATGATCCCGCCTCTGCGCAGTTCCGTAGTGTGAAGCTTTGCCCAACCGGAATCGATGTCGAAGGGGAAATGAACGCGAAGAATCTCTATGGTGCGTATGTGGGCTTTCGGCCGTTCGTGTACGCGCTCGATAGGAAACAGGTTTTCTTTCTCGAAAAGCCCGGCCTAGACAGTGCCGTTTTCTATCTGCTTGCAAAAGACTGTTGGACGGAAGCCAAATGGCGCTCTGAGGTTCCGAAAGGATATCCGGAAGGCCCAGGAATGGATCGCCAATTCTGGCTACAGTTACTCGAAGCGAAAAAGCGGGATCGTACGAGTGGGGGCGGGCGGGCGATCGATTAACTCTCACTCTTACGGAATGACCGTTTCAGCGATAACGACGATGGCGACCGTCATCCTTACCATGACGAACAAGCCGCCGATCAATGGTTTATGATGGTTTTTTGGCATCAAGCGCCTGCTTAACCAAGCGTCGGATGGCTTCTGGGCGATTCGGAAGGTCGTCACATTTCCTGCGCCACTCATCGATCCTCGACAGAACGTCACGATGGACGCGCAAGGTAATAGCCTCGCTATCCACGCTAGGCCGACCTTTTGATTTTTTAACGTTAGAAATTGACATGCCGACTTTATAACGGCATTTAATGCGAAGCGGAAGAGTGTTGGACCACTCCTCCGCCTCTAACCCACTGCACGGAGGTAACCCGATGCAACGAGCTGTGAATGCCTTTAGCACCGCCGCGCCCGACAGGGCAGGTGGCATTTCGAACAAGACTGCCGGGGCCACCCGGCGCGGGCTGCTGGCCGGCCTCGCGATCGTGCCAGCGCTCGCCGCAGCGCCAGCAATGGCGGCGGGGGCGTGGCGGCCGGCGCTGGCGGCCTATCGCGCGAACGAACGTTGCTTGATGAATTCGCAGGCCATGGCGGCGCGGGCAGCTTTCGGGCCGCATGTACAATGGGAAGACGAGAGCATGCGGCTGTGCACCGAGATGTGCCGGCAGATCGACGCGCTGGTGAAGATCCCGGCGCCCGACCTGCAGGCGCTGGCCGACAAGCTGGACGTGATGATGTTCGACGAAGATCGGCTCGAACAAAATATGCGCTACGCGATCGCCGATGTTCGCCGGTTGGGAGGACTGGCATGACCGCATTGGTTCAGGTTCGCGACGGACAGGCAATGGCGAGCAGCATCGACGTCGCACGGGCTTTCGAGAAGCAGCATCAGCACGTGATGCGGGCTATCCGGGCGCTGGTAGAAGCGAGGCAGGATCTTGCGTCCAATTTTGGACGCATGATCCAGCGTGTTGAAACTGGTAAGATGGCTCGGCGTGACAGCCATTATTATGAGATGGATCGGAAAGGCTTCACGATCCTGGCCATGGGTTTCACGGGGCCGAAGGCGCTCGACTGGAAAGTCGCCTTTTACGATGCGTTCGAGCAGCTGGAGCTGGCGCTGCGGGCGGCAAGCAATGATGACGACGACATCGACGACGCGCCGCTCGCGCCGCCGCTGCCGATCGGCGACATGCGGTTCGTCGATCGGCTGAAATATGAGCCGCCGAATATCCAGCTTGCCTATGTCCGCGAAATGCGGATGGCTAAGGGGCGGCCGGGGGCGATCGTGGCGATGCGCGAGCTGGGCTGGGAAGCCGAGGAAGATCCGCTCGATCCTATCCGGCTGCTGGCGGCGAGCGACCCGGTCGCGCGGCAGGTGCTCGATTGGGTGCGGGATCGCACCGAGCCTGTGCCGGGCCATCGGATCAGGACGACGGCGCTCTATAATGATTTCGTGCAGTGGGCGGTCGGGCAGCGGCAGGATGCACTGTCGATGAAGGCGTTTTCGCAGGCGCTGACGTCCCTCGGCTATCCGGGCCGAAGATCGGACGTGTCATACAAGATCGGATTGCGGCTGCGATCGCCGCACTGATCGGCTGAAAATGTAAGGAGGCACAGCCTTCCGACCATGGGTCCAAAATTGGACGGATGGGCGGGAAGCTGTCGCCGTGTCGATGAATTGAACCAGGGCGGCTTTTGCCGCCCTTTTTTATGGGAATCACCCGGTGAACGCTGGCGAGCTGGAAATCGACTTCATCGCCAATCTGGCGAAGCTGAAGAACGATATGGACGTGGCCGCGCGGACGGTCACCGGGGCATCAACCGCGATGCGCAACGAGGTCGATCGGGTCTCGGGCGCGATGCAGGCGCTGAACCAGATCGGGGGGATGGTAAGAAACACGATCGCGGCGATCGGCACCGGCGTCGTCGTGCGCGAGTTCGTGCAGATGGCCGACAGCATGAAGCTGGTCGAAGCCCGGATCCGACAGGTGACAGCCGAGGGTGTCGACCTGGGTGAAGTACAGCAGCAGCTGGTGCGGATCTCGAAAGAGAATCAGGTGGGGATCGAGGCGACGGCGGGCCTCTACACGAAGTTGTCGCGCCCGCTGCGCCAGCTCGGCGCGGATACGCAGACGGTGATCAACGTTACCGATGCGTTCGGCAAGGCGATGCGGGTCGGCGGCGCTAACGCGACCGAGGCGGCGGCGGCGACGCAGCAGTTCGCCCAGGCAATGGCATCGGGGGTGCTGCGCGGCGACGAGTTCAACTCGATCGCCGAGGCTTCGCCCCGAATCCTGCAGGCAATTGCCGAAGGATCGGGGATCGCCGAGGGTGCGTTGCGCGAAATGGCGGCGCAGGGACAGTTGACCGCGGGCGTCGTCGGCGGAGCCCTCCTCAAACAGATGGTGGGCCTCGAAGCCGAGGCCATGAAGCTGCCGCAGACGGTGTCGGGCAGCTTCGCCAATTTCCGCACCGATCTGATGTTGGTCGCCAGTGAGTTAAATAATTCGACCGAATTGACGGGGCTGATGGGATCGGCGCTCGAAGAGGTTGCATCGATCGTGCGGCTGTTGGGCAGCGGCGCGGTCAGTACGATCGGGGCGATCAGCGCAGTGCTCGCGGATAATAAGACGGCGGTGGAGGCGCTGACTATCGCCGTCGTCGCGCTGGGCAGCGCCTATGTCGGTGTGGCGGCGGCCGGGGCAATAGTCACCGCGTTCACGGCGATCCGCACGGCCTTGACGGCCCTCATGGCCGCGACGGCGGCCGCGCGCCTGGGGTTCATCGCGATGGCGACGACGATGGGGACGCTACCGGCGATCTTCACGGTGGTGCGGGGGGCAGCGATCGCGCTTTATGCCAGCCTCGGTCCGGTCGGCTGGATTGTCGCGGGACTCAGCGCGGCGGCCGGCGTCGCGGCGACCGTGTGGATGAAGCATAAGTCGGCGACCGATGCGGCGGCATCGAGCGCGGCCAAATACAGCGAAGAGTTGCGGGAGCTTCAGGAGCGACAGAAGGCGGTGGCGGCGGGACCGCAGGCGATGGCACTGAACGACCAAGCGCGGCAACTGACCGAATATCGCAAGGCAAAGGAGGCGGAAGGAAAGACATTTGGCCAAGTCGGCCGACTGTTGCTGGAGCGCCAGAAGCTCCAGGCACTCGAATATGAGGCGGCCCAAAAGATGGAGGCCGAGAGCAAGCGCCGGGCCGCGGAGGAAGCGCAGCGCTCCGAAGCCGAGGCCGATCGCAAAGCTAATGCCCGGAAGGCGGCTGCCGCCGCCGAAGCGGCGCAGCGGAAGCGCGAGGCCGAAGCTAAAAAGGCGCTCGAAGATCAGGTGCAGATGATCGAAGACTACACGAAGAAATACATGCCTCTGCAGGCAGCTGCGGATGAATATGAAAAGACCCTTGCGAACATAGCGAAATTGCCCCTCGACAACGTCACCAAGGGGTTGCTCCGAGAGGGCGCGCTTGAAGAATACCGAAACCAGCGGGAGGAGATCGAGAGGCTCCGGGGCTCTCTGGTGGAACTGAAAGTCGTCGATTTCAAATTCGATGACCAGGCGTTACCGAACTTGATCTCCAGCCTCCGCCTCGCCCTGCCCGAGGTGCAGACCTTCAGCGATATGCTCGCCAATCCGCCACAGGAATTTATCGACACGCTGCGCGATTTCGCTCGCTCCTGGGGTGACGTCGGCCGTTCGATCGAAAACGCGACCATGTCGCTCAGCTACTATCTCAACGCACAGAAGACCGCCGACGAGGCACGACGGGTAGGCACTGCCGCCGCAGCCGGTGACGCCGCCAAGCTGGCGAAGGTCGAGCGCGATTACGCGCAGCAAAAGTCGCAGAACGAGCTTCGCCTGTATGGCGACCTGACCGGCGCCGCGAAGGAATTCTTCAGCGAGCGTTCGAAGGGGTACAAGGCCCTGGAAGCGGTCGAAAAAACCTTCCGCGCGGTGCAGCTCGCCATGTCGATCAAGGCGATGGTGCAGGACGCGGCGGAGACTGTATCGAGCATCACTAACAGCGGTGCGCGGGCTACGGCCGACGCGAGCGCGGCGGCAGCGAAGGCGGCGGCGACGACACCCTTCCCGCTCAGCCTGGGCGCGATCGCGGCGGTGCTCGCGGCGCTGGCGGCGGTCGGCGTGGTGCTGGGCGGCGGCGGGGGCGGTGGATCGGCGCCGATCACTAATAGCGGCACGGGCACCGTGTTCGGCGATGGGGACGCCAAGAGCGACAGCATTAAGCGTTCGCTGGATCTGCTGGCCGATCTCGATACCGATATGCTCGCGGTCTCGCGGCAAATGCTGGCAAGCCTGAAATCGATCGAAAGCCAGCTGGGCGGGGTGACGAACCTCGTACTGCGACAGGGCCTCGATGATGTCGGCGGCCAGATGAACATAGCCACAGGGTTCGAGAAGAACCTGCTCGGCAAGGCGATTGAGAGCCTGTTCGATCCGCTGGGGATCGCGAGCAAGATCCCGATCCTCGGCGATATTATCGGCGGCATCGGCAAGGTGCTGGGCAGCTTGTTCGGAACGAAAACCAAGGTCGTCGGCAGCGGCATTTTCGGCGGGCCGCAGTCGATCGAGGATATCGAAGGTCTCGGCTTTGATGGGCAGACCTATGCCGACATCAAGAAGACGAAAAAGTTTCTGGGCGTCAGCACATCCAAGAAATACAAGACGCAGTTCGGCGATCTCGACGATGTTCTGGAAGATCAGTTCGGCAAGCTGATCCTGAGCTTCGCCGACACGATCCGGCTCGCCGCCGGGCCGCTGGGAGTCGGTCTCGACGAGATCGACGCGAAGCTGGCTGGCTTCATCGTCGATATCGGCAAGATCGATCTGAAGGATCTGTCGGGCGAGGAGATCCAGGAGAAATTGACCGCCGTGTTCGGCGCGCAGGCCGACAAGATGGCGAGCTTCGTCATCGACCTGCAGCGTTTCCAGGAAGTCGGCGAAGGCGCGTTCGAGACGCTGGTCCGGGTGGCATCGACAGTCGAGGCGGTCACCGGCTCGCTCCAGCTGCTCGGCCTCGCGTCGAAGTCGCTGGGCATCGACGCGAGCATGGGCATCGCCGACCTGTTTGACAGTGTCGGCAACTATCAGGGTGCGATCGAAAGCTATTTCACGACCTTCTATTCGGAAGCCGAGCAGAGCGCGGCGAAGATGGCGCAGCTCGGCACGATCTTCGATAGCCTGGGCATCGCGATGCCCGACAGCATCGCGGCGTTCCGTGCTCTGGTCGAGGCGCAGGATCTGACGACCGAGGGCGGCCGCACGCTTTATGCGACGCTGATCCAGCTGGCTCCGGCCTTCGCCAGCATCGTCACAGCCGGTCAGAATGCGGCATCCGCCGCCGCGATCCTGCGCGAGCGCCGCGATCTGGAAAAGCAGCTGCTGCAGATCAACGGCGACACCGCCGCGCTGCGGCAGATGGAGATCGACCAGCTCGATCCATCGAACAAGGCGCTGCTCGAGCAGATCTACGCGCGGCAGGATCAGATCGCGGCCGAGCAGGCGGCGGCCGAGGCGCAGCGGCAGGCGGCGCAGGCGGCGCAGGAAGCCGCGCGCGCGGCCGAGCAGCTGCGGCAGGCGTGGATTTCGGTGGCGGATGGTATTCTTGCCGAGGTTCAGCGGATCCGCGGGCTGACGGCTACTCCCGATGCCAGCTTTGCCACGCTCCAGCGACAGTTCGACGCGGCGACGATCGCGGCGCGTGGCGGCAATCAGGATGCCGCTAAGCAGCTGCCCGAATTGTCGCGCGCGTTGCTCGAAGCGGCTCAGACGATCGCGACGAGTAAGACGCAGCTCGACTTCATCGAAGCGGGAACGGCGGCCAGCCTGCAGCGCACCTATGATCTGATCATGGCGGTGACGAATGCCGGCGGCAGCATCGCGCCGACGATGAGCAACGGCAATGCCGGCAGCTGGTGGCAGACGAGTTCGAATTTCGCGGCGGCGACGGCGGGCACGGCGCAGAACGACGCGCTGGTGAGCGAGCTGCGCAGCGTCAAGGCCGAGCTGGCCGACACGCGCGCGCAGCTGACGGCGCGTCTCGACCGGATCGCCTCCGCCGACGAAAAAACCGCGGCCGTGCTCGACAAGGCGGAGCGGCTAGCCGCGGCGAACGGGGTGGCAGGCGCGCTGGGAACGGTCGAGATCGCGGCATGAGGCTGATCAAACCCACGCCGGTGACCAGCGCGATGCTGGTCTCCACCGACGTTACCGAGACCGTCGCCGCCTATAACGGCGCGACGACCTATGCAGCCGCGGCCTTGGCACGCGACACGGTCAATCACCGGATCATGAAAAGCGTGGCGGCCGGTAACACCGGGCACGCGCTGACCGATCCGGCGTGGTGGCTCGACACCGGACCGGACAACACATTCGCAGTTTTCGACGAGGGGGTGGGAACGCTCACGACGCGGATCGGCAGTATGGAATATGTGCTGACGCTCGGCTCTATCACCGCGCTGGCCGTGCTCGACAGCAACGCCGAAACCGCGACGCTTGAGATGAAGCGCCTGGGCGTCACGATTTACAATCAGACGCGTTCGTTCAACCGGGGCGGGCAGGCAATCAACAGCTGGTATCGCTGGCTGACGGAGCCGATCGGCATCCGCACGCAAGTCGATTTCGACAAGCTGCCGGATTATTCGGATTGTGAGGTCACGCTGACGTTGACCGGGCGCGATTCGGGCGCGGCCGTGACGGCGGGCACGGTCATCCCCGGCCGCAGCCGCAGCCTCGGGACGACCGAAAAGGGCGCGAAGTCCGACATCATATCGTTCAGCGTCAAAGAACAGGATCAGTTCGGCGTCTGGCGCGTCGCCAAGCGCGGCTTTTCGAAGCGGATGACGCTGCGGACGCAGTTCCCGACCGCAGAGGCCGACATCATTTATCAGCTTCTTACCGAATTGCGCGACACGGCGGTGCTGTGGTTCGGCGAGGACGGTTACGACCAGCTCGCCGTCTATGGCTTCGTCACCGATTTCTCGATCGAGCTGACCGAGGGCTTGGGCAGCGTCAGCTATCTGAACATCACGATCGAAGGCCTCAGCTCCAGCACCTGACGGGGACCAACATGCCGACTGCACCGCCCACCATCACGCCGTTTCCCGGCCCGGCTCCGACGCGCGCCGATCCCGACAATTTCGATGATCGCGCCGAGGCCGCGTTCGGCGCCATGCCGACGTTCGCCGACGAGATCGGCGATGTTGCCGATAATGTCTATGCGAATGCGCAGGACGCCGAGGCGGCGGCGCTTACCGCCGTCAATGCGCCGGGGACCAGCGCGACGAGCACGAGCAATGTCGCGATCGGGATAGGCAACAAGAGTTTCGTGACTCAGACCGGCAAAGCGTTTGTCGTAGGCATGTTCGTGACGATCGCCCATACCGGCACGCCGGCAAACTGGATGACCGGGCAGATCACCGCCTATAATAGCGGCACTGGCGCTCTTGACGTGAACGTCACGCGGATCGGCGCCGGCGCGTCGGGCACGCAAAACGCGTGGACGATTGCGATCGCGCCGCCTGATCTGATGACGCTGCTGAATCCGACAATCGATGGCACGATTACGGAAGACACCTATACGATCCCGGACAGTGGAGCGGTGATCATCGATCCCCGCAACGGCTCAATCCAGAAATGGATATTAGGCGCGAACCGAACGCCGACCGTTGCCAATTTCGCGGTAGGCGATTCCATCTTCATCAAGATCGCCGATGGGGCGGCTTATTCGGTGACGTGGACATCGATTCTCAGCGCGGCCGATTGGGTTTGGGGTGCTGCGCCGACGCTGCCGACGACCGGCTATGGCGGCATTATTCTGTGGCGCGATGCTGATGGCTATCACGGCGCCTACGCCGGAGCCTTTGCCTGATGCTCGCAAGAAAGCTCCTTAGAGCCCTGCGTCCTCCGGTCGACATCCTGCTCGTGGCGGGTGGCGGTGGCGGCGGTGGCGAGGCTGGTGGCGGTGGCGGTGGTGGCGACGTGCTCCCGTTTCAGACGGCGATCGTTCCCGGCTCCTACGCCGTCACGGTCGGGCTGGGCGGTGCGGGTGGCGCAAACGTGTCCGGTGGAACCGGCGCGGGTATCGCGGGCGGCGACAGCACGATTCTCGGCCGAACGGCGAAGGGGGGAGGGCGCGGCGGAAGCACCGCGGCCGGATCCCCAACCCGCCCCGGCGGCGCAGGCGGCAGTGGCGGCGGCGCAGGCACAGGTAATGGCACCGTCACTATCGTCGCTGGCGGCACCTCGACCGGCGTGGGCTTCGCAGGCGGCAGCGCAGGAGGCGTCAATCTTGGCGGCGGCGGTGGCGGCGGCGGTGCGGGAGGCGCCGGTGGCAATGGCGCAACAAATGGCGGTGCTGGTGGCGCTGGCCTGTCCAGCTCGATCAGCGGCGCCGCAGTCATCTACGGTGCCGGCGGTGGCGGCGGCTCCTACAATGGCGTTCGCGGCAGCAACCCGTCTGGTTACGGCGGCGTCGGAAGCGGCGGCCAGGGCGGCGGCTCCAACACCGTCACCGGCGTTGGCAGTGCCGGGCAGAATGGCCGGGTGATCATCAGATATCCGACCGGGTCGATGAGCGCATCGGGCGGCACCGTCACCACCAGCGGCGGCTACACGATCCACACCTTCACCAGCAGCGGCACCTTCACGGTCAGTTGAGCGGAGCATTTATGGCCTACATTCTGATCACCGACGGCGGCCCGACCTACCCCTATTCGGTCGACCAGTTGCGCGCAGACAATCCCGACACCTCGTTCTCGGCGGTTATCCCCGACGAGCGGCTTTCCGATTGGGGGGTCTTCCCGGTCGCGACGGCCTCGCCGCCCGAGGCCGCGGCGGACGAGCAAGCGGTTGAGGTGGCGCCCGCGCTGATCGAGGGCGTGTGGACGCAGCAATGGGAGCTGGTCGCGCGCAATGAGGCGGACCTAGCGCTGCTGAAGCAGGAGAAGCAGGCGGCGGTGCGCGCGCGGCGCGATATCGAGATCGACGGCGGTTGCCCGGTCGAGGGAATCGGGGTCTTCGACAGCGACCTGCCGTCGCGGCAGAACATCAACGGGGCGGTGACAGGCGCGATGATCGCGCAAGGCGCGGGAGCGCCTTTCACCATCAGCTGGAAGCTGGCCGACAACAGCCTCGTCGCGCTCGACGCGGCGCAGATGATAGCGGCAGGGCTGGCCGTGCTCGGCCGCGTCGCGGCGTGCCATGCGAACGCGCAGGCGATCGGGGTCGCGATCGATGCGGCCGAGGATTTCGCCACCCTCAATGCGATCGATCTTGAGGCTGGGTGGCCCTGACGGCCGCGTGATCGCTGACCCATTCGCCCGCCTCTGAGCGGGTTTTTTAATGCCTGCCGGAGATCGTGGATGTTGGGGAGCAATGGGGTGTTCGAACTGTCGGTAGCCGCCCTGACGGGTGGCGGCGGGACGCTTCTCTTTCAGGCCGTGGGCGGATGGTTCAGGGAACGCGCGCGCGATCGGCGCGCCGATCGCTTCTCCGATGTCAAGCTGGAGGAACATCGCGACCGGCTGACCTTCGATCTGCTCGAAGCGGCGCGCGAGGAACTGAGCGATCTGCGCACCGAGGTAAGCGAGCTGCGGCCGATCAGCATCCGGGTCGCGCATCTAGAAGAGGCGCTCGATCATATCCACGCGCTGCTGCACGCCGAGGGGGAGATCGAGCATCGTGCGGCCGAGCGGCGCGCGAAGGCCTTTCTGCGGCGGATGCGGCCGGAAATCGGTGACCTGCGCCAGTCCGCGCAGAAGGTGGCCAGCAGCAAGCACGTCATCGGCGATATCGAGGGAGAGAAGGCATGAACGCGCGGCTCAAAAAGGAGCTGACGGTCTCGTCTCCGATCGGCCGCGGCATAAGTGCCGGCGCCAAGCTGGTTCAGGAATATCTGAACGTGAACGGCATCATCGTGACGGTCGACGGCGATTGGGGGCCGGCGACGGCGAAGGGGCTCGATCGCTTCCGCAACGGGGCGATCGCCGTCGACCAGGCGCTGATGGATGCGCTGGCGCAGCCGCTGCTGCGGGCGATCAGGCCGACCATGACCGGTAATAGCCTCGCCGACGCGATCGTCGGCACTGCCGTGCAGAATATGGCGCCGCGACCGATCGAAATCGGCGGGCAGAATGCGGGGCCGTGGGTGCGCCATTATATGGACGGGCATGAGGGGCCGGATTGGCCGTGGTGCATGGGCTTCGTCACCAGCGTGCTCGCCCAGGCGGCGGCCGCGCTGGGCGGGAAGCTGAGCGGGCATCTCATCCGAACCTATAGCTGCGACGTGATGGGCGGCCGGGCGCGTGACGCTGGCAAGCTGGTGGGCGGTACATCGAGCGAGGCGGCACCGGGCTGCGTCTTCCTCATGCCGGGCGCGCGCAAGGGCGACTGGATCCACACCGGAATCATCATCGATCTCGACGCCGAGACCTTCTCGACGATCGAGGGCAATACCAACGACGCCGGGAGCCGCGAGGGCTTCAAGGTCTGCAGCCGGATCCGGCGCCGCGACCGGCTCGACGTCGTGCTGATCTGACCTTCCAAACCCAGAAAGGGAAAGCCAATGGCCTATTTGCAGGATGGCGTCGGCGACGCCGTCGACCGGCCCGATGCGCCGATCAGGGTGCAGCCGACTTCGCTCGTGCCGATGATCATGAACTTTTTCCGTCAGGTCGCGATCGCGATCGGCTTCATCGGCCTGCTGGTGGCGCTGGGCTGGAAGCGCGATCTGAACGGCTTCATCGCCGCGTTGCAGGGTGACGAGGCGCTGCTCGCCGCCACGGCGATCGCCGGCATCATCGGTTCGCTCAGCTCGCTGTGGCGGACCTGGCGCAACGAAGTGCAGAAGCGGCAGCTGGCGCAGCTGGTCGACGATCAGTTTGCCCAGATCAAGGCGCACGGCCCGCTCAAATATCTGGCGATGATCGCGGCCGGACTGTTCGTCACGAGCTGCGCGACCATGGGGGCGGGCACGCCGGCACAGCGGCTGTTCGAGGCGCGCAGCGGCTATGAGGTCGCGCATATGGCGGCCGTCGCCTATGCCGAGGGGCCGGCCGCGAGCCCGGCGGCGGTGGCGGCGCTCGTGCGGATCCGCAACGTCGCGCGGCCGAGCGTCCAATATGTCGACGCCTATGCCGCCTGCCGACTGGCTGGCAGGCCATCGGTCGACCTTGGCGCCGGGCCGGTGCCGTGTTCGGCCTTCAGCTTCACGCCCGCGAGTCTGAGCAGCGCCGCGATCGCGCTGCGATCGGCCGCGACGCAGATCCTCAGCGAAACGGGAGGGCGCTGAAATGGATTACGCCAAGCTGTTGCTCCAGCTGTTCGACCTGTTCGTCGCCGGCACGCTCACCTTCGAGCGCTATCAGGTCCATGTCGCGGCCGTGCGGACGATGAAGGCCGAGGGCCGAGATCCGACGCCCGACGAATGGGATGCGCTGCGCGCCGAGGGTGTCGCCCTTGATGACCGGCTCGATGCAGCGAGCGATCGATTGAACGGCTGAACCCAGCCAAACCCGGAGGACATCATGAAAAAGACCCTTTGGGCGGCGTTCGCGCTGCTCGCCCTGCTGACGCCTGCCATCGCCCTGACCGCCGATGTCACGGGCAAGGCTATCGTCGCGCCGGCCGGCAAGATCCCGAGCCAAGCGATCGTTTTTGACAATGGCGCCGGACTTTCGGTGCCGGTGAGTGCGAGCAACCCGCTGCCCGTCACGGGCGGCGGTGGCGGCGGTGGCAGTGCCGGGACCGAATATACCGAGGATGCGGCCTCGGCCGCGAATCCGATCGGCGGGCAGATCATCTGCCGTCGCCGCGATACGCTGACGGCCGCGGAGGTTAGCGCCGATGGCGACAATATCGCGTGGAACTGCACCAACAAGGGCGAGGGCCGGGTTCGCGACGGCGACCTGATCACCGCCCTCGGCTCGCCCTTCCAGGCGGGCGGCGCGCTCGGGGCCGGCGAAAACCATGTCGGCGAGATCGGCGGCAAGACGATCATCGCCAGCTCGAACTTCACGACGCCGGCCGGCACGACCGCCTATGCCTCGGGCGACCTGATCGCCAACAATGCGACCGCCGGCAGCGTCACGCCGATGTCGTTCACGGTATGCCGGGTCAATGCCGGCACCGGCATGATCCGCCGCGCGCGGATCAAGACGACCGATACTGGCTTCGCGGCGAAGGGTGTGATCCTCAAGCTCTATAAGGACAGCCCGACCAGCACCAACGGCGACAATGGCGCATGGCTGACCACCGAAAGCAATTATCTCGGTCAGATCTCCGTTACGCTCGACCAGCATTTCAGCGATCCGATGGAAAAGGGCGTGGGCACGCCCTCGGCCGGCAGCGAGATCAATTATGACTGCGCGACCGGCACGAGCGTGATCTACGGGCTGCTCGTCGCGAATGAGGCGATCACGCCGCAAGGCGCGAAGGTCCATACGATCGTCCTCGAAGCGCTGGTGAACTGACATGATCTGGCGCAAGCTTCTTCTCGCGTTCCTGGTCGCCGCCCAGATCGTCGCACCCGCCTCGGCACAGTCGCCGGCCGTGCGGGCGGCGATCCTGGGTGCCAAGGCGCCGGTTTTTCTCCAGCCTTACAATTACGATTTGGCTTTCTTCGGCGACAGCCGGACGGCCTATGGTGGCCAGCGCTCGGGCGCGACGGGCACCTCCGCTGTTTTCGACACCCCGAACACTCGCGGGCTGGATGGCTGGCTACCGATGCTTTCCGGCAACCGGCTCCGCGCCGGCGCGTCCCGGCAGTTTGGCGTCGGGGGCTCCGGGCCGTCACCATCGAGCACGTTGCCCTTTTATTCGAACCCGCGCGCGAATGGCGGTGGCGGATCGACCGATCCGAACACTGGCTTGCTCCAAATCGCGGCGTCGCCGTCGGCGATCGTCGTCTTCTGGGGCGGCGTCAACAATATGGCCACGAGCGGTTCGAGCACCCAACTCTCGGCGACCGGCGATGCTCGGGCGGCGACCGCCGCTGTGTTCAAGGCGCTGACCGATCCTACCTTCAGCATCAACCTATATCGAAAATCCGACGGTGTTCTGACGCACAGCGGGCCGTTGCCGCTCTACAATGGCCTGCCGAAGACGATCATCGTGTTGAGCGAGGTTCCGAACGGCATCAAGGATGATGGCACGACCTTCGCATCCTACCTGATCACCGATGCCGCGGCGGCGGCCGAGTGGAAGGGCTGGTCGACCTGGCTAAAATCATTCAGTTATGACAGCGGAAGCCCGAACGCCAATCCGCGCATCGTGGCGGTCGAAACGCTCACATCGCCGCTGCTGCTCAGCGCAAATCCGTCAGATGCGGCGCTTTGGCGTAATCTTCAGGGCATATTGGAGGATGGCGTTCATCAGATGCCGACGGGTGCGCGCCGCATTTCGCAAATCGTTGCAAATCGCATCGTCCCGCTACTTAAGAGCCCCGACTATAATGAGCCGGTGACGACGGCGAACGCGTCGTCGCGGACCTTCATTCCCAATCAGCTTTTCGCAGATCCCGGCAGCCTTGGGTCGATTACTAATTGTTCGGCACTCATTACGAGGACGGACGGCACTAATGGGGCAGTTTTCACCGGAACGATCGCCGGTAGTGTTCTCACAGTGACTAGCGTTGAGGCCGGGACCATAGCTGTCAACCAGACGCTGACGAATACCGCGGCCGCGACAGAGCCAAGAATTTCGAGCCTTGGAACGGGGAGTGGAGGAGTAGGTACATACAATTTGAATAGCTCTCCCGGTGATGTTTCCACACCTACGACCTTCAATACTGCTCTCGTGCCCGCCTCAACCACAATAAATGGTGGCGGGTCCGGGATGCAGATTAGCTTTTCGGTATCGCCCGAGCCAGACGGCAACGGCAACGCCATGACGCTCACCTTTTCCGGCACAGCCGCAAGCTCGGGAACGGTTACGATTCGTCAGTCGATCAATGCCTCAGTTGTCAATGCAATGATCGCGGCGGCGGATGGCGATACAGTTTCGTTGCTGCGCGCCAGCGCCAAAGTGTCGCTTGATGTTTCTTCAGGTCCTCAGCCTTTGTCAGCTGTTAATCTGTTTCCCTCAATTACGATGTCTAATGGAAACTATACACAACAGGTAAGTAGCCAAGCGGCAGCGTCTGGTGACTACTCGTTGCGCACCTCACTAGACAATAGTTATTCCGATCTTTGGCATTTGACGCCGGTAATAGATTTACGTCCTGCTAAAGCTGCCGGAGTCACCATGTCCAGCGGAACGATAGGCTTGCAGGTCAAGTACGCTGCCGGGACGATGAATTTCACGGTGAAACTGTCGAGGATGAGCCTCTACAAGTCGACCTATCCCGAATATCTGAACTAGGCGCGCCTAGTGCCAACGGGATTGCTCGTCCTGCTGATCATGCCCGTCCTGATGTTCGGCGCCGTCCTCGGGTTCCAATGGTGGTGGGATCGGCCGAGGCGGCGATCGGGTGATCCGCCCCGCCACGTCATCGATCTGCATATCGCCGGCCTCGAACAGGAACTCGACGATTGCGAGCGGGAGGGCGGCGGCGAGGAAAGTCGGCGGACTATCGAACGTGATCTCGCCGGGTGGCAGGCCATCCGGCGACGATCCGGCGTCATCGGATGGCTACGGTCGCTCAGCGTCTGGCCTTGATCAGCCGTTCGCGATCATCGGGGCCGGCCAGCGCCCATGCGCGTGGGTCGATCCCGTGGGGCGCGAGGTATGCCTCGGCCGCGCCCACTGCGCCGATATCCCTGCGCGAGGCGATCCATTCGGGATGCTGCGGCCGGGAGCCGCAAAGCGCGCAGCGGAAATGCTCAGGAACGTCCTTCCACCGATCGGACCAGCGGCGTTTCCGCCAGTGATCGCGGATTTCGCGAACCTCGAACACGCGCATGCGCTTACACAGCCCGTTCGCGCAGCGGATCAGCATCCATCCGCCGCCGTGCAATTCGCAAAGATCGGTCATGGTCGAGACGACGCGCTGAGACATTCGCTCACCGTGAACGCAACAAGAACAAAATTCCAGAGATTCGACACCGATCGTTTTACCGGCTGCTGCTAAGCTATTGATCGGCAAGGGCCGGAAATCGGGGCGTTTTACAGCGAAAGGCCCGGAAATCCGTCATTCGCGGGAGCTTGGAAGGCTAGAGCATTACCACTATGCTATACCCGCTCGCCGGAGCGCGGCTGATAGCCGAACATAGGGGGTTCGGGCAACCGCCTTCGTGGACTCAGCCGACCAATCGGTAGATCGCGCCGACCGCGGCGCAGCCGAGAAGCACGGGAAGGACCCCGAGCCTGAACCGGAACAAGCCGATGGCGGCGCCGGCTGCCAGCGCCGCGGCGGCGGGATCGAGCGAGCTCCATATCGGCAGATCGAGGGCGATCGGCCCGAATCGCAGCGTGTGGACCGCACCGAAGAGTGTGTGGATCGCGAACCAGAGCGCGAGGTCGAGGATCACGCCGGCCACGGCGGCGGTGATTGCGGTCAGCGCGGCGGAAAGTGCGGCATGACCGCGCAGGCGCTCGATGAACGGGGCGCCCGCGAAGATCCAGAGGAAGCAGGGGAGGAAGGTGACCCAGCAGGTCAGGACCGCACCCAAGCTGGCGGCCAGCAGCGGCTCCAGCGGGCCGGCGTGACGGAACGCCGCGAGAAAGCCGACGAACTGAACGACCATGATCAGCGGCCCCGGGGTCGTCTCGGCCATAGCCAGTCCGTCGAGCATCTCCTGCGGTCGCAACCAGCCGAGCGTTTGCACCGCTTCCTGCGCGACATAAGCAAGCACTGCATAGGCGCCGCCGAAACTGAGCATCGCGAGCTCGGCGAAGAAGACGGCGATACGGGCAAAGACATTATCGGGTCCGAGCAGCAGTACGAGCGCCGCCACGGGCCCCAGCCAGAGCAGCAACATCGTGGCGCCGATCCCGAGCGACCAGCGGAGCCCCGGCCGGGCGTGATCGGGCAACGCTTCCCCGAGCGCGGCGTGCCGGTCAGCGAAAAGCGAGCCTCGTGCGTCGTCATGGCCACTTGAGGCGAAGGCGCGGTTGCCGCTGCGCCCTCCGAGCCAGCCGGTCAGCCCCGCGCCGAGGACGATCAGCGGGAAGGGGGCATCAAGCAGGAAAATGGCGAGGAAGGCCATCACCGCGATCGCGCGCATCACCGGTTGGCGCAGCGCGCGCGCGCCGAGGCGCACCACCGCCTGCACGACGATCGCGAGCACCGCCGCCTTCAGCCCGAAGAAGAGTCCGGTGACCAGCGGCACTGTCCCGAGAAGAACATAGACGAAGCTCAGCGCAAGGATGGCGAGGAACCCGGGCAGCACGAACAGCGCGCCCGCGATGAGCCCGCCCCTGGTCCGGTGAAGCAGCCAGCCGAGATAGATGGCGAGTTGCTGTGCCTCGGGACCGGGCAGCATCATGCAATAGTTGAGCGCGTGCAGGAAACGCGTCTCGCCGATCCACCTTTTCTCCTCGACCAGGATTCGGTGCATCACGGCGATCTGCCCGGCGGGCCCGCCGAAGCTGAGCGCTGCTATGCGTCCCCAGGTGCGGGTCGCCTCGCCGAGCGAGATGCCGTGCGGGTAGGGCGAGGTCAC